GAAGATGATGAATTCGCACGCATCGAGCACGAGAATGCAATGCGTAACGGGCAACCCTATCACTATGACGTTTATGTCTCACCCTCCCAGCGTAACCAGGTGCTGGAAGAAGTGGCTAAAGAATTTGACAAAATGAAACCGTTTGGCGATACAGCTCAAAGTTTTGCCTGCTTTGTTAGGGACATGAAGACGTGAAAAAGCCCCTCGCGGGGCTTGATCAATCCAGCAACTCAGCCCCGTGAACACGAGGTTTTTCTTTTCTGGATAACCTATAGATCTCATCAAGCTGACGCTGCTTAGCATCAATGACAGCCTTGCGGTGATCCTTAAACTGCACAGCCAACGCAGGATTGATAGCCCACTGGGCGTGGTGCTGGTTCTCTCGTGTGCCGTCATCCATTCGCATGACCCATCTGCCCTTCTCTAGTGGATACATCGCGCCGTAGATCATTTGGTCTTGTTGCCACACGTTGACTTTCTCGATCTGACGGCGTGCTGACCGCTTAATCTCGGCCATGGTAATCGTGCTCTCATCGGCGTGCTGGATAATGTAATCACGCAGCCAAGTATCGAAGTTGGACGAGCCGCTAAGTTCTGCCAGTGCATACCGATACGCAGGCACAACATAAGATTGAACCAACTGAATCACCCGCTGGGTCAGCTCTGCACTGACTGCCATGCTAAAGGGCGATTCGATCAAGTGGAACATGAGAATCAAACGGCCTGTTAAGCCTTCCAACTTACCGAAGGCCGTCATGAACGTATCGTCAGATTGAAGTAGGCGCTCATCATTGCGCTTGCTGTCGTACCAGTCTTGGAACGCCTGGTAAGCAACCTTGGCCTCGGGGCTGAGCTGGTAAGTCGTGGCAGGCAGGGCGAACACGATACGCAGGGTTTGCTCCCACTGATCCTTATTCAACAGATAGTCGGGGATCTCGATGGGCTTCTTGGTCAAGTCACCGTTTAGGATACAAGGCACAAAGCGCTGAACCAGACCGTCAGCACTCAGGTTGTGCAGGTTCTCACGGAACACACGGGGCTGGATGTTGCCATAAATCGACACGGCCAAGTTCTCAGCATAAATCGATCCACTGCCTACGCGATCCATCTCGTAGCTTGATGACTCGTAAGCCTTGACCCATGCCGAGCGATCCTCACCACTGGCCTTGTCGGTAAGTTTCCGAACCCAGCTGTTCATCTCGTCTAAGGCACACAACAACCCACGGGGTCTGTCTGCTGCCAAGCGCACCAGTTTCTGACTGGTCACGTCATCCACGGTAATGCGCAGAGGTACGGGCTGGGGTGGCAGCTCAAACACTGACGGTGCTTGGCTGGTGTCCATAAGCGCTTCGGGTGATGCTGAGAAGTCAAGGAAAGCCTTCTTGCTTGAGGCAAACATGGCTTCCTGCCCCTCCCAGTCGAGCATCTCTTTTCTAAACCGTGGCCGGTCTTCGATCTCAAGGTGCTTTAAAGGGGCCAACATGGGCGCAGAGCCTGGGGTCTTTTTGTCTGCTGGCGCACCGATGGTCATCAACCACAACACTGGGGGAACCTTAAAATCCTTGATCAACTCAAGCCGTGTGCGTGCATCGACTACACCGCACACAGCGGCTAAGCCTGCGAACAAGGGAACAAGAGGATCACAGCCAACAGTCTGGCCGATCTCGTTTGCACGTCTAGCAATGACGGCTGGCCACAAAGAAACATCCATCATCGGTGGCCTTGGCCGCAGGTCAACGATGACTGACTTTGGGTCAGCGGGTGACTCCACTTGAGCGAACATTGTGGAAATGTCAGGCATAGGGCGCACCCATCCGTGTTGTTTGGCTATATGGAAAAGGGATCCTAGTTTGACAGCAGTTGCCTTGTCATTGCGAAAGCTCATCCACTGGTGAGCGATTTGTGATTCGCCAGGATATTTGGCAGACGGCATCGACCAGTCATTCCAAAGCGTAAGCGCAGTTTCAAGTTGATCTGTCTGTTCGCCAGCCCACTTAAGCGCCATGCCCACTGTGACCCACTCCTCACGAGAGCAGTCGGGGTTTATGGCTTCCAGCGCTGTGCGGATGTCTTCCCATGAGGCATCAATCGATTCACCTGTGCCAATCGTGCGCTCTTTGTCCTGCGCCAGCAGACCTTGCCACAGATCGAGCAGGGGCTGAGGTAGCACCGGCAAACGTGTCCAGTGACCCTTGCCTGCCCAGCGGTAGGGCTGTTGTGTCTCTGGGTGAATGGATGGTGGCAGGACATCCTGCACCGTGAGATTGTTGGCCGTGGCACAGCGCAACTCGTATGCAGTGACACCGTTAATCAGGATCTTTTTAGACGGCAGCGTCAGGCCAAAAGGCATATTAAACAAAAGTTTGCCGTGACCAGCCCTGCCCGAGTCCACAATGACAGCATCGTTTGCATCATACAACTCTTGCAAATCGATACCGTGTTGCTTTAGTGCAACGGTGGTGCTGTCCCACTCGTCAATGTCCAATGCCATCGTGCCAGAGTAGGCGTGAGCAAGGCCAATTCCAAAGCCTTGGGGCAGGTCACCCTGTGCCTTTAAAGCATTTGGTTTAAGGTTCCAACCAGGTGTGCGTGGCCCCTTTGTGCCGGCAGGGATGGGCACAAGTGACCAGCCGTGACGGATGTACGCATCAACAGATGCGGGATGTTGTTGTACTTGTGGTGATACGCTCATATAATCGTTTCTGACAATGCAGTTGTCACTTGTTTCATGGATTTGTCTCCTCCTTTGGCCCCGGTCTAACCACCGGGGCTTTTTCTTTGCTAAAAATTTATTTACAAACTGTTGTACAATCGTACCACACTGTGCTACACTTTGTGCAACCGTTCAGGAAAATAAATTATGGCAACCAAACCCCTTACTAAGTTTTTGACCGTTAGGCTCACGCCTAATGATCACAAAGCATTTCACCGAAAGGCAGATAGGTACGGTAAACCGTCCGATGTCTTGCGTGAGATAGTGCAAGCGTTCAATTCTGACCGCCTTGTAATTCAACCCCCCGTAATCGAAAAGGAATCGTTATATGTCATTGGAAAATAAAATTGAAGCGCTGACTGCCGCTGTTCTCGCGTTGACTGCCAAACTTGAGTCGAGCAATGTAGCACCAGCCGCACCTGTTGCGCCAGCTCCCGCACCTGTGGTACAAGTTGCTCCTGTGGTGGCCGCCCCCGCTATGCCAGCACCCCCAGCTTTCATAGCTCCTGCGCCAGCTCCAGCACCTGTTATTGCCGGCGCACCGTTCAGTGATGGTAAAGGCCTGATCGACTACGTCATGAGTGCATATAAGGCACTGGGCGCAGCTAAGGGTTCACAGATCCAAAACGTGTTGGTTAGCTTGGGTTACCAGAACATCAACGATGTCAAGCCTGAGCACTATGGTCAATTGTTTGCTGGCGTTGAGGCACTCAAGTGAGCGATCACGCTAAGTTGTCCCCCTCTAAGCGCAACCGTTGGGCCTTGTGCCCTGGTAGCATTCGAGAGGAGGCCAAGTACCCCGAACCAGAAAGCGGTGAAGCCGCTGTTGACGGTACACATAGCCACACGCTGCTAGAAAAATGCATTGATCAAGATGTTAATGCGCAACACTTCGTAGGCCAAAATCTCTTTGACCATGAGGGGCAGTTTAAGGTTGACGCAGACCGTGCCAAACGTGTGCAGATTGCACTGGATTACATTGCCAAACGGAAAGCAGAAGAGGGCACGCCCTTCTTTATCCCTAAAGTGCTGAGTGAAACCCGTGTTGACCCTGCACACCTGCTTGGCCGTGGCGACTTGTCTGGCACTGTTGACGTTCAGCTTGAGTGTTATGACACACTGGAGCTGATCGACTATAAAGATGGCATGGGTGTCGTTAGCGCTGAAGGTAACTTGCAGCTTGAACAGTACGCTTACGGTGTGCTGGCAGGCTACAAGCTGCCCGTTAACGGCCCCTATCCCTTTGACAAAGTTCGCATGACGATTATCCAGCCCAAGCTGGCACTGCGCGGTATGAATCCAATCACATCGCATACTGTGACTGTTGCCGATTTGTTTGCAAATATGGGTACAATCATCACGCAAGCTGCCGCAACTGACAAACCAGATGCACCGCTTGTACCGGGTGAAGGTCAATGTAAATTTTGCCGCGCAAAGGGATCATGCTCCGCGCTGGCAAGTAACGTAATGAAGGAGGTAGGAATCATGTTCCAGCCAGTAATGCAAACACTCGATGTCGCGCAGCAAAGCGCTGACAAAGATCCATCTACGATGGACGATGCCCAGATCCGTCAGATCATGGAAGCCGCTCCCCTAATGCGCCAGCTCCTCGAAGGTGTGGAGAAGGAAGCCCTGCGCCGTTTGGAAGCTGGTCAAACCATTGCCGGCCTCAAACTGGTCAATGGCCGTGGCTCCCGTGCCTGGGCACTACCCGAAGAAGAGATGGCCGAGAAGCTCGTGAAGATGGGCATCCCCAAAAGCGCGATCTATGAAACCAAACTCGTCACCCCCGCTAAGGCTGAGAAGCTGACGTGGGACAAGAAAGACGGCACAAAGGTTCAGCTCACCGACCGACAGCTTGCCCGTATGGAGCAGGAATATGTCGTAAAGATGGCTGGCAAACTGACTGTCGTTCCTGAATCTGATAGCCGCCAGGCTGTCGTAATGAATGCTGCGCCGCTGTTTAGCGCAGTTGAAACCCCCGCTGAGCTCCCCGCTTGGCTTTCGTAAATCAATGGAGTAAATGTAATGTCCGAAGTTATCTTTTTATCAAACGTCCGTTTGTCTTTCCCCCACCTCGCAGAACCCCAAAAGCAGGTCAATGAGCAAACAGGTAAGGAGCGCATCTCTTACAACTGTGAGTTCTTGATGCCTCAAGACCACGCAGGGTTTGCCCAGTTCATGGCACGCTACGGTGCGATGGCACTGGAGAAGTGGAAAGAGCACGCCAACATCGTAATGGGAATGATCCAGCAAGACCGCAAGCTGCGTTGCTTTGGTATGGGTAACGAGAAGGTCAATAAAAAGACTTTCCTGCCCTATGACGGCTACGCCGGCAACGTGTTCATCACTGCTGGCCGTGACACTGCACCGCAGATGATCCAAGCCGATGGCTCACCTGTTGATCCTGCCAACACGATGGCGTTTCAGCAATTGGCCCGCAAAATGTACGGTGGCTGCCGAGTTAACGCTGCCGTTAAACCTTGGTTGCAAGAGAACAAGCATGGCCGTGGCATCCGCTGTGACCTGATCGCTGTTCAATTTGCTGGTGACGATACTGCATTCGGTGAAGGGGCCGTTGATGCGTCTAACTTGTTTGCTCCGGTTGCAACTGCTCCGGCTGGAATGTTCGGTGCTGCGCCTCAAGGTGTGCCTGCGATGCCTGGTGCGCCGTTTCAAGGCTTACCTTCGTTCTTAGGCGGTCAATAAGAATCGGGGTCACTGCCTCTGGGAGTTCCCAGGGGGCCGGACAGTGACCCCACCTAATTTGGTAACTGTAATGAGTAATGATTATGTGTATGACATCGAAACCTACCCCAACGTCTTCACGCTGGCGCTGGAGCATACAGACGCGCCGTTATGCTGGTCTTTTGAGATCAGTGACCACCGTAACGATTCCAAAGAGATCATTGAGTTTCTCCAGTATCTCAAGGATACGAACGCACGCATGGTCGGGTACAACAACTTGGGGTTCGACTACCCCGTCCTGCATACGCTGATCCGCATGGGCAAATCTGATGCCCGAACCCTATACGACAAGGCCATGGCCATCATCCATTCGCAAGATGACGATGAGGGCGGTAAGTGGATGCACCAGGTTAACCCGACTGACCGGTTTGTTGATCAACTCGATCTGTTCAAGATCCATCACTTTGACAACAAGGCACGGGCTACCAGCCTAAAGGTACTTGAGTTCAATATGCGCTCAGACACCATCGAGGATCTGCCATTCCCCGTGGGCACGAACTTGGATAAAGAACAGATCGTAACCCTCAAGAAGTACAACGCCAAAGACGTGCGGGAAACCAAAGCGTTTTATCACAAGTCGCTGGACATGATCCGGTTTCGTGAGGAGCTTACAGCCAAGTACAGCCGTGACTTTATGAACCACAACGACACCAAGATTGGCAAAGACTACTTTGTCATGAAGCTGGAAGAGGCCGGTGTCGCCTGCTATGACTTTGGCTCCAAGGGCCGCACACCCCGCCAGACCCCACGCCCATCGATTGCGCTCAAAGACGCCATCCTGCCATGGATCCAGTTTGACGCACCCGAGTTTAACCGTGTGCTAAGCTGGCTAAAAGAACAGACAATCGTTGAAACAAAGGGGGTGTTCAATGATCTTATTGCTCGCGTTCATGGGTTCGATTTTGTTTTTGGCCTTGGCGGTATTCATGGATCCATTGAGTCGGAAGTGGTCGAATCGGATGCTGATCACGTCATTGTTGACTTGGACGTTACCTCTTATTATCCAAATCTGGCAATCACTAACGGATTTTATCCTGCTCACTTAGGCAAAGAATTCGTAAGTATTTACAAGCACCTGTTTGATCAGCGCAAAACGTACCCCAAGAAATCAGCCGAGTCAGCGATGCTGAAGCTGGCGCTCAACGGTGTGTATGGCGACAGCAACAGCCGGTTCAGTGTCTTCTATGACCCACTATTCACCATGTCCATTACGCTTAACGGCCAGCTCCTGCTGTGCCTGCTGGCTGAAGGGCTGATGCACATCGATGGACTTCGCCTGATCCAAGTGAATACCGATGGCCTGACAGTGCGTGTGCCCAGGCAAAACAAGTGGCTGGTGGATTTGGCCCGTGCAGCTTGGCAATCGCGCACCGGCTTGAACCTTGAAGAAGCCATCTACAAAACCATGATGATCCGTGACGTAAACAACTACATCGCCCAGTATGAAGATGGGAACGTCAAGCGCAAGGGTGCTTATGAGTACGACATGGAGTGGCATCAAAACGCCGGCGGTTTAGTAATTGCCAAGGTTGCGGAAAAGGTTTTGACCGAAAGCGCACCGATCCGCGAGACATTACACAACTGGCCAGACATTATGGATTTCATGCTTCGCACCAAAGTGCCACGGTCTAGCCATTTGGCCATTGAGCGTGACGGCGTGACCTCACAACTACAAAACATCACACGCTACTACATCGCTGAGGGCGGTGGACGACTGTTCAAGTGGATGCCCCCGCTTGCCAAGAATCCTGGTCAATGGCGAAAGATCGGCGTTGAGTCTGGCTGGGGTGTCCAGCCTTGCAACGACATCAAGGATGCTGGCAAATTGCCGGTGGATTTTGACTACTACATTCAAGAGGTGGAGAAACTCTGCCTTGGACTAGCATGACAAGTTTTCAATTGTGGGAATACAACAACCTTGCACGTTTTGCAGAAGAAGCAAACGAAAAGCTATATGACCAACAAAAAGAGATTGAAACCCTGAAAGAAGATCTGCGCGTTGCACTTGACGCATATCGAACATTGGTGATTGAAAATGCTAGAGAAAGACATTGAAGCCCGAGTCTGTGAATACGCCCGTTCCAAAGGTGTGCTTGCGTACAAATTCACCAGCCCCGCACGGGCTGCTGTGCCTGACCGTATGTTCATCGCACCAGATGGCCGTGTGTGGTTTTGTGAATTCAAACGAGGAGGTCAGAAGCCAACTCCTGCTCAGGAGCGGGAACACGCCAAACTCCGCGCCCAAAAAGTAAATGTATTTGTAATTGATAACGTAATCGAGGGTAAGACAATGATTGATGTAATGGTGATGGGATGCTGACCCCAGAGTTACTGCACGGCTACCAGCAAAAGGCTGTCAACTTCCAGTGCACCCGACCCAACTCGATGTTGTGGCTGGACATGGGACTGGGCAAGACCGTGATCACGCTAACCAGCTTGGCCCACCTGATCCGCACCCAGTTCCTGCGGGGCGTGATCATCGTGGCCCCGATCCGGGTTATCCGGCTGGTTTGGCGGCAAGAGGCTGTGAAGTGGGAGCACACCAAGCACCTGCGGTTCAGCATGGTCACGGGCACAAAGGATCAGCGCACCCGCGCCCTGCTGCGCCCGGCTGACGTGTACCTGATCAACTACGAGAACCTTGGCTGGCTGTCGGAAACGATCCAGACTTACTTTGTCAAGAAGGACAAGCCGCTGCCGTTTAACGGGATTATCTGGGACGAAATCAGCAAGATGAAAAACAGCGCGACTAACCGAGTCAAAGCGTTTCGCAAGATTGCTGAGAAGTTTGAATGGTCAACGGGCCTGACCGGCACACCAGCCTCCAACGGCTACAAAGACCTACATGGTCAGTTTTTGGTAGTGGACAAGGGCGAGCGGTTGGGCACTTCTAAGACGGCGTTCCGCACCCGTTTTTACAAGAAGGTCGGGCCGTACAAAGAAGTGCCATATGAAGATACCGAGGACACAATTAAAAAGCTGATCGGCGACATCACGCTTGAAATGAGCGCTGAGGACTACAACCCGCTGCCAGATCTTATGATCAACAATGTTGAAATCGAGATGCCTGACGATCTACGGGCTAAGTATGAAAAGATGGAAAAGGAGTTTTTCCTGACCCTTGACAGCGGCACAACCGTGGAAGCGTTCAACCAGGCTTCACTGACCAACAAGTGTCTCCAGTTCTCCAATGGAGCCATGTACCCGATTGCCGGGATGCCCTTGTGGGAGCCGGTGCATGACCTTAAACTCGATGCGCTTGAGGAGATCATTGACGAAGCCCAAGGCTCACCGATTTTGTGCTCTTACGCTTACCGCTCGGACGCTGCACGGATCATGGAGAAGTTTAAGCACCTTGACCCGATCAACCTGACCGAATGTAAATCCGAGTCATCGCTTAACAACGCCATGCACCGCTGGAAGACTGGTGACTGCGCTCTGATGATCGGCCACCCAGCATCGATGGGTCACGGTATTGACGGCCTACAGAAGAACGGCCACATCCTCGTGTGGTACGGCCTCAACTGGTCACTGGATCTGTACGAGCAGTTTAACGCCCGTGTGCGCCGTCAGGGCCAGGGTGCGCCGGTAATCTGCCACCGCATCATGTGCCAAGACACATTGGATCAGGCGCAAGCACTAGCCCTTGACGACAAGGCCACCACGCAAGCAGAACTTAGAAACGCAATTAAAGAATACCGCATGTCTAAAAATGTGTGATACACTGTGTAACACCATAACCAAGGAGTAATTGTAATGTTTAGAGAAACCGTAAACTATTTCAAATCTGTATTCGATGTGCCAACCGCTGAGATGCTGGCGCTCAAAGAGCTTGAGGAGTGCAAGCGCAAGCTGCTGGAAGCCCAGACTGCCAAGGAATACGCAGAGTCAATGTGCAAGTACCGTGAGGCGCAGATTAAACGCCTGACAGCATACTTACACAGTTCAACAGAGGAGAAGTGATGCCTCGTCTTAAACCACCAGAGCCACTCAAATCACGGTACACGCGCATGACTGACAAGCAATGGATTATTTTCCAACAGCTTGGCGGTTCAGAATGGTTAAGGGAGCTTCTTGAAAAGAAAGCCCCGATGCCTGCCAAGTACTACAAGACTACGCAAACACCCGAGTCCCAGTCTTGTCAATGATCAGCTTTTGCTTGCGTGGTTTGGCCTCTGGTGTGTTGGGTATGCTTACATGCGTCCAGCGGTCAAACTCGCGGATCACCTGGTCAAACCCAAGGTCTGACGCAATGATTGCCCTGACCACTTGGTCTGGCGTCATAGCGGGTACACGAATGTCAGCAGCGCAGCCGATCCGATGCTGAGAAGTATCTTTACTGCCCACAGCGTCATTGACAGCTTTTGATCGGAAAGCTGAATTAACCATGATGGGCTTGCCGCCCAAGACGGTTTTAAGTTCTTCAAGGAATTCAGCCAGGCGTTTAATGTTCTCAAGTTCAGCATCGTTTGGTGTGTTATCTAGCGCACGGTGGTCTGTGTGCGTAAGTTCTTCAAGGGTGAAATGCGGTGTTAGATTCATTTTTTAGCCCTCATGTCTGCAAGTTTTTCAACTGTACGGCCACCAAAATAGGCCAAGAAAATAATCTGGCCCCACTGGCCTAAGAGATTGACATAACTTTCTTGCGCGTTGTAGCCAAAGGCTGACATCATGGTGAACACAAAATAGGCCACAAAGATGGCGATAAGGGCCATAGGGCGAATGTTTTTAGACAGCCAAGAGTCTGACCCCATGTCAGCCTTCCAGCGGTCTGAAATGTTTTCTTGCTCTACCTCAAACAGCTTGGTGTCGTTGGCCATCTTGGCCAGTTCACCATCTTGCGCCATTTTAGAAAGTTCCAGTTGTGCCTTGGCTTTGGCTTCTGGGTCTGGAATCAACTTGTCAATGAGCTTGCCGCCCACATTTAGGAGTGCATCTAATCCAAGCATTTAAAGTCCAATCATTCCAAGAAGTTTATTTACGATTTTTCCTGCCAACTCGTCAGGCAGGTAGGGAAGCAGTCCAAGCACCCACCAAGCCACGCACAGCCTGACAAAGACTTTACAGAAAAGGTCAAACTGCTTTTGGTACTCATTCACCGACCACACCTTGCTTTGGCGCAGAAATCTTGTATCTCAGCAATGCCCCAACCAACTGCGCCAACGAGCATCACAATTACAACAATAACAATAGCCCACGCCATCTGCTCTTGTTCTTCCTCTTTCTTTTTCTTTTCTGCCGCTTTCAACGCCGCCATTTCCTTGGCATCATCTCTATCCATCTCAGCCTGCCGAGCTTTGGTCGCATTCCACACGTCTATGCGTCCTGCTTGCATGAACAGCATCTTGAGCTGCTCTTCAAACCGCTTGGCTTCATCCAAAGCCATCTCAATCTGCAGCGCCGCGCCAAGGTTAGACTTACCGCCTGTGCGCTTGGCTTGAAGCATCGCTTTGGTGGCGGTGCTTTTGGCATCAAAAAGCCGCCCAATGGACGGCGCTAAACCCGCAAGGTCGTTAGCAACCTTGCTTGCTTTTTTGACTACACTAATCGCGCTTTGTAATCCTTCGAGCGCGGTGATGGGATCGATGATCATTTGTCAACTTTACCATCCAGTTTGTCAAATATCTTACCGAGCATATCCTTGACATCACGCAAGTCTGCGCGGTAGTCATCGCGTGTGACGTAGTTCAAAGGCATACCACGCACATCGCCATCAAGCCGGTCAATGGCCTGATAGATGCGGTTCAGTGTCCAGCCGCCAAAGAAGCCAGCAATGGCCACGGCGATGTTGAATAAAACTTGGTAGTCCATTACTGTGCCAATGCGTTTTGGTTTTCAGATTGTGGGGCCAACATGTTGACTACCGCAGGAGTGCGAAGAACCTGAGATGCAGCTTTACCAGTCTTCTTGAAAGGATCTGCCATTTTCTCACCCTTGGCTTGACGCGCCAGCGCTTTCTCAAGCGCCGCAGCGGCAGCCGCAGGATCAAGCATCTCGGCAGCCAACTCAATGGCCAGCTTCTGATCTAGCTTACCCTGCAACCGGCGCAGGATGTCGTTGGCTACGGTGGTCACGTTGTTGATGAAGTTGGGAGCACGCACGTTACCCAGTGTCTCAGTGCCCATCAGATTCACATTAGGGCCAGCGCCACGGGCGGCAGATGCTTGGGACTCGGCCAGCTTGGCACGGGCCAGATCATCGCGCACAGACTCAAGCACTTTGATCTGATCTGGAGTCATGACTTGACTCAGCTCGTCAAATCGAGATTGACCGGTGGCACGCTTAATTGTGCCGGGAGCCTGGTCAAGAGCGCCGGCGTAACCGGCAGCACGCAAACGGGCTGTCTCTTCACCCAGGGCAGGAGTCAACTTGCCCTCAAGGAATTGACCCACTTGCATTTGGTTAATCGGTTTGCTTTGAGCGGCAAAGGTTTCCCGTGCTGTTTTGTAATCAGGGGCTTTGTCTTCAACCCAGTTTAAAAACTTACCACGGGTTGAATTGATTGCGCCCACTTCATTTGCACCGATGCCAAACCGTTCGGGGTTTTTGATCAAGTCATCAAACGCCATCTTCATCATGTGAAGACTGCTACCAGGGTACTTAGCCACTTCTCCAGGGATTGTGGTCACACCCATAGGTCTGCCTTCGGCGTCCAGAATAGCCGATGCGATTGTTTGAGGAGGACGGTTCTGACCAATCTGGAAAGGAATGCCTTTTTCAGCGGCCAACTCGCTTGCACGAGCGATTACTTTGTCCATCGATGGGCGATCTAACAAGCCGGTAAACGTCTTGTCAGCAGGAACCATGGCTTTATCGGAAATGCCATACAACTCTCTGGCTGTAGCACTACGAATGGATTCAGCGGCTTTAAGCTCAGCAGGCGTTTTACCCACTTGCTGTACTGCGGCCAACTGTGCCGCTTTTTGAGCTTGCTCGCGCTCAAAGAATGGGGTTGGTGTAGTACGGGCTGCCGATTCACCCATCGCAGAAAACCGAGTGGCTCCCACGGGGGCAGCAGCTTGCGCAGCAGTAGGCATACTGCCTGGCACGATTTCAGTCTGATTGCGTAGTGCGTTAACGATCTGTGGGCCACGACCTTCCGCAGCAGTCAGGTACGCTGTGGACTTGGGATCAAGAGCGTTGTAAACAGCGCTAACACCTCTACCTGCAAGTTTTACAGGCACTTCAATCACCGGCGCAAGGGGACGCATTGGATTGATCATGGCTCCGGCTTTTGACACCGCAGCACCAGTTTGAGTAGCACCCAGCTTACTGGCTGCTGCGCCACCACCTGTCAACAATGTAGACAAGTCAGCAGCAGTACCCACGGGGTCTTCGGCAAATGTGCGCTTAATCGATTCGTAATTACCGTATCGATCTTTGTATATGCCCCCGACAGCAGACGCCACCTCGCTTGCACGTTGAGCTGCGGCAGGATCTGCGTCAAACTTGTCGATAAAACCTGACACGCTTTTAGGCAACGAGTTGCGCAAAGCACCCGCACCCAAATCGAGGATGCCTGTCAAAGTTTGCAAAGGACTTGTAACAGCCTGCACCACGCCGCTGACAAACTGACCAGCGCTGGCCGGTAAGTTTTTACCAGCTTCAAGTGGTACTTCGCCTAACGAATAACTACGGCGTGGAGAAGGAATTCCACTAGTTGACGCAGCAGGTGCAAACTGTGCAAACGGATTTGCCGCAGCTTCTTGTTTAGGTGCGTATTGAGCAAACGGATTGTCAGCCATTTATTTACCCTCACCAAGAATTCGTTTTGCCGATCCTGCACCAAAAATTGCATCAAACTGCTCAGGGCTACCTTGTCCCGCTTTCAAAGCACTAATTGCGCCGGCAGGAATGTTCATCACGGATGACACTTTACGAGGTGGCACAATTACTGGCTCTGTAGAATACCCAGTGCCTTCCAAAGCAGACTTCGGAATATTTGGAGCACGTTTATTCCACGCTTCAGCACTTTTCTCAGCAGCTTTGCGAGACAACCGAGCCAGTTCACCCAGTGACTTTTGGTCATATGACAATTGACCTGCCACAGCTTTTTCCAAAAAGTCTCGGTCGGCGTTGGTAAAGCCTTGACCTGCTCCAAGGTTAGACGCTTTAATTGCACCCAGTGTTGTTTCAGCCAATGACGAAACGAGCACCTCAGTGTTCTTGATTCGTTCACTATCTGTGCCGCCGGCCAAGTTAAGCGCCTTGGCAATTTGCAATCGTACGTTTGCACCAGTACCTGTAATGACTTTTCCAGTGGCTAACAGATCAGTAATTCGATCTGCGTTTTCAGCCATTCGAGGGGCATTTTCAGCAGCCGCAAGTTTGGCAGCATCTGATTCTGCAATCAAGCCACCAAATCGATCTCCATATTTCCTCTCAGTGCTGAGAGTAACATTTGATGCGCCTGCACGGGCGATGTCTTTCTTTTGCGCCACAACATCGGCAGGTAAAGGTACAGCTGCGTAAGTTCCCACAGTTGTAGGCGTTCCACCAAGGCCCGGTATTTGAATAACTTGACGTTGGCCACTTTGATCAACAACTTGTGTAGTCGGTTTGTTCAACTCCATAAACTTATCAGTACCGAGTTTAGACTGGTTTAGCAAAGTTGCAAAAGCTGCAGGGCCTTTTGCAATTGCAGTTTCAATGCTTTGACGCGATTGGTCAACAGAAACACCTCGGGCGGCCAACGCTGGGCCAATAATTGGATCTTTGTGGTTGGCCTCATGCCAAGCAATATATCGCGCAGGTGCAGTAGGGTCGTTAGGATCTAACGTGTCAAGGAACCCACGCGATTGCTTTAATCTTGCGTCCAACAACTCCGTTTGAGCTTTTTGTTGCGCTGTCTGCGCGGTTTCAAACTCAAGACGTGATTTTTGAATAGCAGGTATTTGCGTCCCGCCACCGCCAGCCGCTACAAGACTTGTCAATTTGTTGTAGTCGATTTTGCCTGTGGCTGGATCAGTTGATTGCGCGTATGCGTCAGCCAACAAATTTTGCGACTTTTCTGCGCGTTGGGCCGCGCCTAACTGAAACTGCGCCAGTTGATTTTGATTCTGCGCGTTTTGAATTTGCGCGACTTGGCTGTACTGCGCCAACGGGTTGGCTAGTTCAAGTCCTTTAACGCCAAGGGAAATGCTTGGATTAAGCGCCATAATTAACCTCCTCCGGGTGGTGTACCGATAGGCGTAAAGTATGGATTAGCAACGGTTGCATAGTTGCCGCCATACCCACCCCCACGCAACGCATTTGTTAACGCTGTGCCTTGGCTATAGTTCAAATAAGTACCCAGACCACCAGTTAAAGCGTTAGCCATACCAACTTGCCCTGCGGCTTGCGCGGCTGCTCCACCAGTCATTAAGTTGCCAGCAGTGTTTGCATAGTTTTGGCCAGCCTGCGCTACTTGACTAGTAGCAGTTTGACCGATGCCAGCCAAGGCGGCTTGACGGTTGTACAACTGGTTTTCACTAGCCACACCAGTGTTATATGACGTTAGCGCTCGATTGTATGCGTTGCCAAATTCTTGTGACCCCATCTCTTGACCAAAGCGCTGTGCGGCTTTTAAAGCACCGCCAGAAATCAACCCGCCACGGGCGGCTGCCTGACGATCAAGCGCCTTCTGGCCTTCTGCCAAACGGAATGCATAGCCTGGGTCAGCTTGATAATCGCCTGCGCCAAACTTAAACGCGCCAGGTACATTGCCAGCCGTGCGCTGTAAATTGGCTAATGCGTTATAGCCAGCCTCACGATAGGGCGCATAGTCCTGTCGAGTTTGTTGAAACTGCTCGTTTTGAAGTTCAGCGGCGCGGTCTGCGGCTGCTGATTGTGTTTCAGCCGCGCCTTTGGCAGCGCGGCCCCCAATTAACGCACTGCCGACTACGGCTCCAGCTACCCAAAATGTCATGGCAGCACCTCTAATAGTTGATGTTTAACTTGATTACCGAGACTATACATGCTATTAGGCTCTGCTTCAACCAATTCGGCCTCAGCTTCCTCAACAGTTTTTGCCTCGATGGCGTGGAAAGTCATGCATAGCGTATCAGTAACTGCATACACCGCACGTTTAGTACCAGGTTTACTTGAAAACAAATGAGGCCCAGTAACCTCTTGCACTCCATCGTCTGTGGTGATCGCCACCGTACCAGACACGATTAGATAGAAGTGTTCTTTCTTGTGGACTGCGCCCACGACCAAAACTCCGGCATGACGAAACACTTCACGGCAGTACATACCGCCATGGAAATAGTGTTTTGTCTCGGGTTCGTATTGAGGCAACTTAGACACTTCGGCCTGCAAGGTTTGCACCTTGTCTAGCATCGAAATGGGCTTGTCAATCTCAAACCCTTTACCGTAGACGATCCGCATTAGGTCACCTCACGCCCAGAAACGCGAATGTTGATTGCACTGGCTGTGCCTGCAATTGTACTGATAAAGTCGCCCACGCCAAGGACTTGGCCAACCAGTTCAGGGAACGTATAAACCTCAGACGCCTGCAAGGTCTTGGTCTTGGTAATCAAGTTGGTATTACCGGCAGAACCAGCAACAGTAACCAAGTTCACGCTGATCGTGGCGGCAGACGCGCTGATGTTAGTCGCTGCGAACTTGTCAATGATGGCCGTAACGCCAGTCGCTGTGTACTGGGTTGTTTGGGCGTTTTCGGCAAATTTAGCCGGTACGAGGACTTTGACGGTGACTGTCATGGTTTACTCCAATAAGAGGCAATTGTTAGCGGCTTGTTGCATGATGACCCAATTAGTGCCGTCAGACACCATTGTCGCCCAATTTCCTACAACTGCCAAGAGGATTGCTGTGCCAGCGACTGTGCCGTCAATCAACACAACATTGCTAGATGCAGACACCAAGGTCTGAGCCTGCAAATTCTTAAAAGTCAGATACCTACCAGTCCATGCGCTTGCCGTAGGCAGAGTTACCGTACAAGTCGAGCCTGACTTGTTGTTAATAATCCAAGTCTCATTGTCAGCTACCGTAAAGTCAGCAGTCTTGGTAACTGGCGCTGATGATGCAGCGTTAATGGCAGCAGTAATAGCTGCAGTGTCAACAATGGGTTGCACTTGCAACGCCTCGATCTGCTTTTGCATCTCGGCCACTTGGGACTCTAAGGCAGAACAACAGTCAGTCAATACGTCAGGAACTGGTAAGGTGACTACTGGCGGTAAGGTCTGCAACTCTTGATTGACCGAGAGCAAAGCCGCATCGTAAGACGCGAGCAAGGACTCAGAACTAAACGTCAGACCAGAATCGTCAATAACGCCAGTCGCAATATCATTCAACGACAGAAAGAACAAATACCAAGCGCGGTCAATCAAACCCGTGCGAGGGTCAATCAGCGGCACTCGCGGTGGCGTGATTGGCGTTGGCGTAGCGTTAGGGCTAGGCATTCGTTGGACTCAGAATTAGTTCTGCGCCCATGATGGCAATCTTCACAGGGTCAGTGCCAGACACTTCATAAACACGGTCACGCAACTTAGTTGTCATGCCAAGCCTACGCCACAGCACGCGCTTGTAGTACTCGCCAATCTTGCCCATGGACTTCCAATGCTCGTTTGACCATGTGTGGCCGCCATCGTCCGAGAAGCGGAGCATGACTTGAGGGTCACTGCCCTGACCAAGATTTAGGCCAACGCCAGACTCGCAATCAAGTTGCAGTGTGTGCTGGGCCGTTCGGCGCAGATTGTTTGTGCCAGTTGGCAATGCACGCCATGTGCGAAGCCACTTCTGAATGCCGCCGTTGTCGCTGAAGTCATCCAGATCAAACGCATAAATGTTGCCGTTTTCAAAGTCGCCAATAACAACCTTGTTGTTAAACGCCATCTGGCAGTTGCCACGGTGGCGTGTAAAGTTGCCGTCAGTAAACCCTGCACGCTCATGCCAGGCTTGTGTGGCCGCATCATAGACCCAAGTCGTATCGGCACTAGGGAAAACCAGTACATAGAAGCTGTGGCCGTCTTGCTGATATGTGTACGCAATAGCGTCCGATATATCATCGTATTGTTGGATTTGCCACTCAACAGCGTGTGTGGAGATGCGAACGCCGGTGTAGCCGTTGGCGCGGTAGACAATACCTTCACCACGGCGGTCACGGCCAAGCCAAAACAGGCCATTGTCCATTTTGGCAACAGAGTAAGGGGCAGCACAGCCCAACTCGTTAAACGCGCCTTGAATGCGTTGTAAGGGGAAGTCGGTTGCGCCAGAGTCGTACCAGACTTCAATCGAGTTAGTGCCAAAGGCCCAGACCTCGCGGAAGTTGGCTGCTACGGCCACCAAGCCGTCAGGCGAGCCTTCAGTGCTGGCAAACTCAAGCGGGTCAATGGATGTGCCGTCTAGCAGTGCAGTGATCCACAGCTTTTGGCTGTTTGGCTCGTTGAACACAAAGTAGCCGTCCAGATAGCAGACAGTCACAGCGCCGGGAAAGTCTGGATCGGTGATCTGGCCAAATGCGTTTGTCGTGTTGTTGTAGATGTAACTGGGGCCGTTGGCCGCAATGAACAACTGCGTGCCGTTGTCAGCCAGACTGACGGGGCCAGTGCCGGCCACCGTGCCGATCAGCGTGGCGACATACGATGTGGTGATCTTGTAAAGCTGTGTGCCAGAAACAACAAAGGCCGTGCTGTCGTTAGACGAGAACGCCCACAGGCCACGGATCGGGCCGTTGCCAATAGTGTTAAGCAGTTTAAGACCTGGGGCGCGGTTCAGGAACGCAGGCTCTTTACCGGCCTCTGGAACGATCTCTGGAAACAGATTGACCATCCGAGCGTCTGCCGCATTGACAGAACGCGCTACATAAGTAGAGCCAAGAATCGGCGTCTTCATTAGTAGTTACCGGCATAGATGTTGAAACGCTGGCGGTT